TATGAAGACAACGACACAGATCAAATTATAAAAGTAGCTTCTATCCTAGCAGAATACCAGGCACCTAAGTTAAGTCGCCAAGACGTCACTCAAACTAACATAGATGCAGCTGATCTCAGTGATGAAGAATTACAAGCGGAACTAGATAAGCTCACTTTACAATAATGAGAATTCCTTTAAAAAATGGCGATGAATATGATGCACTCACTAAGGCCAAAAAGTACTGTTACTGGAAACCAGGACAAAGAAAGCGCATTAAAAGAGCCTACAATAAAAGGATACGGAAACTACCGTTGTCCTCACCTAGTCAGGGCTGCTAGGGGTAGGAAAAGCCCATTCTTTGATTTTAAAAGATATAAAAATCCAGTTGTATGTTACGGAGGACAACATGAAAAGACTAGGCCCACTAGCAAAATCAAGAGTAAATGAATCAGGTAATTATACAAAACCAGGTTTGCGTAAACGACTCTTTGAAAAGATCCTTGCAGGATCACGCGGCGGTAAGCCAGGTCAATGGAGTGCTAGAAAAGCGCAACTGCTAGCCAGAGAATATAAAGCAGCAGGTGGAGGCTATAAGTCATGAGCCTTACAGCAGCACAAAAGTCTCTTAAAGCTTGGACAAAACAAAAGTGGCGCACTAGAAGTGGCAGACCTTCTGTACAAGGTCCGCTGGCTAGAGGTGAACGCTATATGCCAACAAAAGCTGTTGAATCGCTTACAGCAGCTGAACACGATGCTACTACTAAAAAGAAAAGAGAAGCCTTAAGAAAAGGAAAACAATTTGTTTCTAACACAGAAGCTGCTAAGAAAAAGATTAAAAAGGCCAGAGCATGAGCGTAGAAACTTTTCTCAAATGGAAAATCCTTCCACGCTTTATGATGTTGGCTAGCACTATTATGTCTTGGCGTTGCGCTGAATGGTTTATGGAATTACCAGATCCAACAGGCGCACAATCAGCTTTTGTTTCGGTAGTTATGGGAGTCATGACAGGCGTATTCGGTATTTGGATGGGGCATGAACATAAAGGTGATAAGCAATGATATGGTCTTTAATTTTAATTGCTTGTACAAATACAGCTTGTATGAAACAAGACATACAATGGTTTGAAGCCAAACAAGAGTGTATAGAATTTAAACAATTACACGAAGAGCTTCCACAAGACGGTAACTGGAAAAGTGTAAAGTATACTTGCCAACCCGTTAATGGAGCAGAGACATGAAAAGTCCTTGTGTAAAAATCTGTAAGCTAGACTCTATGGGTCGTTATTGCATTGGATGCGGTAGAACACTAGAACAAATAGCTAGTTGGGAAAAGAAAAAATGATCAAAGTCGGAGGAGAAACCTTTAGCGGTCTCAATAAACCTAAGCGTACTCCTAACCACCCAACCAAATCACACGCTGTTGCGGTAAGAAACCCAACTACAGGTAAACCAAAGCTTATCAGATTTGGTAGTAAAGGAGTAAGTGGTAGCCCTAAAAAGGCAGGTGAATCAGAAAGTTATAGAAAGCGCAGACTGGCTTGGAAAGCTCGTCATGCAGCTAATATTAAAAAAGGTCCAATGAGTGCAGCTTATTGGGCTAATAAAGTCAAGTGGTAATCCCAGGAGCGGAAAATGACACAAGTAGGCAGATATCAACAGGTAAAACCTGTATCACCACCAAAAAAACCAGTGGAGCGTAAAACACCGCTTTCGCAGCCAGGTCAGTTTAATCAACAAACTATGGAAGCTGCAAAGCCAATTATGAGTCCTAATGGTGGTAGACGGTAATGGCAGGTACGTACGGAGAAGCAGTCACAGATGAAGAGTTGACAAACCTTATTGCACAAGGTATTATGAACTCTACTGGTGATTGGCTTAACAGTAGCGATCTCACACGAGAACGCTTGAAAGCAACTTATGAGTACGCAGGTGTTCCTATGGAACACTTAACGCCGCAAGGTGTTAGTACTATTGTTGATACAGGAACTACAGAAGTTATTGAAGCTTATACAGCTGTCTTATCAGATTTGTTTTTGAATAATCAAAAGCTGGCACGGTTTGTGCCTTATGATGACAGCCCTGGTGCTTATAAAGCAGCTAAAGATGCAAGCAATATTGTAAACTACTGTATCTTTAAAAAGAATAAAGGTTGGGAAATCTTACAAACCTGGATGAAAGCAGCTCTTCTCTGGAAGAACAGTGTTATTCGCTGGGATTATGTCGAAGATTTCGAATACCTCATGGAAGAATATGAGCAGATTGACGAAGCTAAACTCGATGAGATCTTGGCGGATCCAAGTTTAGAAATCGTCGGCGAGCTAACGCTCAGTAATGAGTCAGAGTCAATTGCTTATGTTGACGTAAGATTACGTAAGAAAATAGATAAAAGCCGTATTAAGTTAGAAGTTATTCCACCTGAGTCTTTTAGAATTTCAGAGAATGCAAAAGATATTGATGATGCTGAGTTTGTAGGATTACAGACTGAAATATCACGTTCTGATTTGCGTAAGTATTACCCTGATTGGGCTATGACACTTACTGAAAGAGAATGGGACGAACTAGGTGACGGAACTAGATTTTATAGCACAGGCAAGTACAGTGAAGATGTAGCGGCTCGTAAGGAAATTACAGGTCAAAACTATTTACAAGGTTATAGTAGAACAAACTACTTAACAGAAGCAAACAAACAAGTAACTCTTACAGAGTCTTGGATGCGTGTAGATAGAGATGGTGATGGAATTGCTGAGTTAAAGCACTTTATTACAGTTGACGATTATATTCTTTATGAAGAAGACTGTGATATGGTTCCGCTTTCTTCTATTGTACCTATTGATATTCCACATGAATTCTTTGGTTTATCAATGGCAGACTTTGCTAGAAGCAGTACACTAGCTAGCACAGCTATACTTCGTGGATTTGTAGAAAATACTTATCTTACTAACTATAGCCCTAAACTAGCAGATCCAAATGTAGTAGACTTTAGTGCGCTTCAAAACATGAAGCCAAAACAGATTATCCCAACTAACGGTAATCCGGCAGCTGCAGTGTCTTCACTCCCACCAGAAGCTATTTCATCTGGTACAGGTGCAGTGTTAGAACACTTACAGCTTATTAAGGAACAAGCTACAGGAATGTCTAAGGCCGCGCAAGGACTTAATGATACACTTTATGTATCAGGAAACTCCGAGCAAAAACTTAGCGCTGTTCAATCAGCAGCACAAAAGAGGATCCAGCATATCGCGCGTAGATTTGCGGAAACTGGATTCAAGCGGTTGATTAGTGGCATTTATGAAACTATGGTTAAGAATATGAAGGGTAAACAATCCTATAGTTTAAATGGTGTTTATCGTTCTGTTAATATGGCAGAACTGCCTTCACGCATGGATGTAGAGATTTTCCTTGATGTAGGAGAAAACTCTAATGCTACACTAATTAATAAGCTTGGAAAAATCGGTGCAGAAATTTTACCTACTCTTAATAACCAAGGAGCAGGTATTGTAATTAAACCAGAAGCACCAGCAGTTCTTGCAACTAAGCTAATTGAAGCAATGAATATCGATAGCAATGATTTTCTTGAAGATTATACTACTGATGAGTTTAAACAAAAGGCTCAACAAGTTATTCAACAACAAACTCAAGCTAAAGAAATTGAAAAACAAGCAAATCAAAAGAAAATGCTTGCTGAAGCCGCTTTGTCTGAGGCAAATGTAATGTATACTCAGGCACAAGCTAAGAATACAATGGATGATAATGCTCGTCAACTTGCAGTGTCTATTGATAAACACTTTCAAGAATGGGCTGACCTTGCTGTTAAAGCAACTAAAGAAGGTGCAGAGATACCTCCACATCCTTCTTATGAACAAATTCTTATGTTGGCTAGAAACATTATCAGTCCACAACAATAAGGATAATTATGGAAAAATACCGTGATGCAGCTGAGAAGAGGCTGGGTAATAAAAAATCATACGGTAATCATAAAATCCATCCCGAAGAATTGGCGCGAAGGTCTCATGTAAAGGGACACTTCGCTGCCAAAGAACGCGATGAATTCTTTGATGAAGTATATGGTGAAGTCTTGGTAGACTTCTTTGTTGAGTGGTTAAAAACAGAACCACACGAAACAAAATCTCGTGAATTTCTCTACTCTTCGGCTATGGCACTAGGCAGTGTTAAGCAGAAAATGACCGATTTCGAGATGTACGGGAAAAATATCCCATACCTAATGGAGGACAATGATGGCGAAAAGAATAATTGATTACCAAAAACTTGTTGAAAACTACGATACAATGATAGAAACGCTTGAATATGATTCACAGCGTAGTGGCGGTAAAGCTAAACTTAATGCAAGCGTATTATTAAATATGCACGAACTAAGAGATCGTTATGCAAAGAAAATAGTGAAACCTGCCCCTGTCAAAGGAGGTAATTAAAAATGGATAATCCAGAAGCACAGTATGACTCTACCCAATTGGATGACTCATCTGCAATGGAACAAAGTCGAACTGAAGAGGAGTTGCTGGCTGACATCATACGGAATTCAGATTTCGTAGATACTCTACCCGATGAGCAAGTCCCTAAGTTAGGCGCGGAAGAAGCTGACGATGCAGACCCAGAACAGTCAGACAAAGCCGATAACGTAGATGATGATGAAGAAATCGAATATGAAGAAGAGGAAGCCTCAGATGCGGATGATACGTCTACCCAAGAAGCTGATGTGTACACTACGGATGATCTCGATTTGGATGCACAAGTACTTGTCAAAATTGATGGCGAAGAAGTTGCAGTTTCCTTTAGTGACCTTATCAAAGGTTACTCTACTGAACAACATCTTTCTAACAAGGGTCGTGAACTTGGTGACGCTCGTAAAGCAATGGAGGAAGAATATAATGCAAAAGCTAATGAATTGCAAACTATGTCTCAAGCCTCTGCTGCAATACTTTACGATGCTGAACAAAAATACTCTAAAGAATACCATGATATTGAGTCTCAAATTGAAAAAGCACGCGAAGAAGGAGATACCTACGAAGTTAATGAACTTAAAGACAAACGTGAACAAGTTCAAAAACAGTATTGGGAAGCTCGTAATCAACGTGAAGCAATTGTTCAAACAGTTCAAAAACGAACTGAAGAAGCAACTGCAAAAGCTTGGGAAGAACAAGTAAATTATTTCCACGAAGTAATTCCTACTATGATTCCTGATTTCAATGAAGACGTTGCTATGCAAATTCGTGATTTTGCAGAAGGTGAAGGAATTCCAGGAGAGCTATTAGACACTATA